CTCACACCATACCGACATCCTCGTTAGAGGGGGGCAGGCTTATGGAGCACAGTTTGGGGTCAATTAGATTCGCCAAGCCTTAATATATCATTGGTTGAGACCACCTACCGGTGGGCTGTTTCCTCAAATTTGGGGTCAATTGGTTTCACTAAGCCTTAATCTCACACATGCCTCTTTTCTGGATTTTCTCTTTATTATTTCCTTCAGCGATTACGTATTTTCGTGTTTTCTTGCACACGTCATACACCATTACTACACACCTTCGCGTTGTTACTAGAAGGATAGGACCATGGGGCCCTGAAGGGAGGAACAAGACAATCAGAATTGAGACGAGCCCGGAGAGGTCAGGTAAAATGGATGGATTTGGTCAACTGCGACAAGCGCTGTAAAACCAGTCCACCCGGACCTAACTTCCTTGTGACTAAGCATTTCAGCCTAGCTTCGCTCGAGCGTCCGTGTAGGGCTATTCTGCGTCGGCGTTGGTTTGCCGGCAGTGTACCTCGGGGAATTCAAGATCTGGAGGAGACCTCAGGGTTAATTCTTTATTCCCGTGGCTTGATTGCAAGTATCGGTTCTCAAAAGAAATGAGAAGTGTATTAGGTTTTGAGACGTCATGTCGTTGCATCATGTCAGTATAAGCGTTAGGGGGACGAAACCCATGTCTTCATAAGTGTTGGATGCGGAAGTCTCGATCTCACCATAGTGTGATCAGTACTCAGTTCATAGGATACTGGGGGGCTGGCTGTTTGTTTCAGCATGTCCTTGCCGACGACAAGCGTTGGCAAGGATAAGCCTTGTGTGTCATCAATTAAGATTACAACTCAGCAAAGTGTCATTATTTGGGGCAGGTGTATAAATTCAATACCTGGAGGACAATTCCTTGCGAAATTTGTCCCAGTCAGTGTTCTGTTGGAGTGCCAATCCATTTGGCTGATGCGTGTACTGCTGACATATACAAGATTTGTCATTCGTGATGCGGCATCAACTTCCTCTAGCTTTTCAGCGAGGCGGGCGAGAATTTCGATACAATTCATTCGTTAGAATAAAAGATCTCAGTGTTCTTGGTTCATGATAAACCGGAGGGTTAAAGTGCCAATTCGTTTGGTCGATGCATGAACTGCTGACATATACAAGATGTGTCATTCTTTATGCGGCATCAACTTCCTCTAGCTCTGAAGCGAGGCTGGCGAGTGTTGCGATTCGTTTCATTCGTTAGAAGAAAAGATCTCAGTGTTCTGTTCAATGTTCTGAGCGTCCATTGCGGGTTGTGTTAAAATCATCATCTTCGAGCGGCCATGAGATTGCCAATGCTGGAGAACCCTGTTAAATCGATCTTCCCTCTCCCTCTGTTGGCTTTGGGAATGGGTCTTGGCACGCATAGACTGCACCCTGCGACAAGCGCTGAGTGCAAACCTTTGTTGTGCAGAGCTTCTAGACTCACAGGAGGGGGTCCTCGAGGCTTAGGACAACGAGAGCAGTCGCTTTGAGGATTCTTGGTATGCATACCACGTGCATGTGCCTGGAGAACTGTCACTGGATCTACAGGAGTTCCAGGTGAAGGCGGTCTCGGAGCAACAGGTACTTGAGGTGGATTGGCAGGTGACGATTGATGATTGACACATGGACAGTGAGGTGTGTGATCACAAGGATCGGAAGGTTGTGCAGCCGAGGCGATGAGCTGCAATGAGGGATTGACGAGACCTGAGAGATCTGGGAACTCTTTTTCGACGAAGGTCAGAACGGAGAAGTAGTCTTGAGGGCTGAATTCATATCGAGAAGTCCAACCAGACCCACGTTTGACAACTATGAAATCTTTGTGGATTATGTGGTCGCCGACGACATGCGTTGGATGACCACAAGCCGGGATGGCTACATTCGAGTTGGGACCCGAATTGGCGATTATAGTTACTGTGCCGTCAATTGCACAAAAGCCCCACCCTTCTTCCCTGTTGAGGGTTGATGAGATAATAGGGACTAGGCAGACAGCAGTGGGTTGGCGTTCTCGAATTTGCCATCGAGCGATCGATTCAAGGAGAGGAGTTTCCAATCTCCGGTCGTTTGGCCGCTTATTCGATGTGACAGCAGCGATGGCTTTGCGGAAAGCTTTCTTCCTTTGTTCTTGTTGGTAAGGCATCGTCAGATTCTTTAATTGGAACAATTCGTGGCGGATTGTCATCAGTTCCTCTTCTTGTTTTGCAGTCAGTTCCTCGTAAGCCTCGGCTTCACGGTTGAGAGTGGTTGTGGAATGAAATAGACGACGATTGGAGATCTGAGTTGAGAACATGTTGTAAGCTCCGTGATAAGGCAAGATCGGTTCGGCGTAAAACAGACCGGCGACAGGCGCTGAGACTGAATCACGAATCCCCGAGACTCGCCAAATGAGAGGAAGCTGACCGATGACGGCGTGCATGTATGCCCAGGCAGGAGGGGAGCGAGCGGATTGAGACCCGTTTTGGATCATTCTTGATTGCATCCACTCATATTCGTCAGGTAAGGGAACTTTTCGTTGCCAGTAGGTGTGGTAAAATCGATTCATGTCACGGGGTTTGACTCCGCTAGCGACAGCCAAGGTTGTGAAGATTAATGCTTCTTCCACGTGTCTCTCAAGTTCTATATCCGGACGGATGGCAAAATAAGGCCAAGATCTGACGGCAGGCGCTAACTTATGACCATTACAGTCCATCCTGGGGTCCGGTTCGATGGGAGACAGTTGAGGGAGCTTGAACTCCTCATGGATTGCGTCTTCGTGGCACATACTGGTAGGAGGATAAGATACAGTCTTCCATGTTCTAGTGCCAGATTGTTCCTTGTAGTAAATTAAACCGTCGCGATCGGAGGAGTTGCGAAGCACACGGCCCCATGCCTGTTCTCTTTCGAGATATGTGGTGGGAATAGGGCCTACTACTTCGCCTTCGTGTTCGTAAATGTCTTCCCCAGAATCAATGAGAAGCCAAGGCGGATTGGGTTTGATATCCATGCCAGTGGCTGCTTGTTTGGTGCCTACGGCGATGTAACGTCCAGACTCCCATGCTTTTTGACGGAATGCCCATTCGGGTGTTCCTGGGACAACTCGTGAAGAGACCTCGACGATAGGGGGGAAATCGACTGCGAAGCCGGCACCTACGGGGGATTTGCGTAAGGTGTCAAGTGCTTCCTTGATATCGTCTACTTCCTTGAAAGTGGGAGCGAGTATGAGTGCCCTTTCGGACATCTCGTTGGGTGAATATTTCATCTGCCCTTGGGGTTGTGTATCTTCGCGAGCACGCTGGTACATTGAGGCAGCAGACATATTGTTAGGCATCATCTTCTTGAAGGCAGACCATTTGCGTTTTTGACGGGTTTCGTGAACTGGAATTATTTCGCCCGGTACGGCGACTGGGGTAGCTGAAGCCATTATGGTTTTCTCACCGCGAAGTGCAGCGGCGCAGAGAACCTGCTCAGGGAGACGCAAGTGCATCTCATCAAACATAGCCCAGTCGACACCTTTTATGAACTCACCACCAAGAAGGCGGTTTCGTCCATGGCCATACGTCATGAATAAAACTTCTGCATTGGGTCGGATAGTTTTGCCTTTAGATAGTACCTGGTAGGTCTTTTTGTGTTCGGGCCAGTCGTCCACTCCTCTGCCTAGGAAGCCCGGAAGGGGATCCTTTAGTAGAATTTTGGTTGGGACGAAGACCCATAGTCTGGCTGAGCCATTGACTTTGTGCCTTATTGTACGGGTTAAAGCGTCAGCTCCGAGCGAAGATTTGCCTGTTCCGGTGTCGGATTTCAGGACGAGGCGATTGGAAGGGGTGGAATCGGACATGAGTTTATCGACCATTTCTTCAGCTTCACCGAACCAGGGATTGGACGGGAGTCCTGACCCTGCAAGGGGTTTGAGATTTTGTCCACGATTGAAGAAGGCAGAAAAAGCGACGACAAGCGTTGCTATGTTCTCCATTATTAGGTCAAATCGCAGAATATAACCAAAGTGGACAGGAACGAGTCCGAGAAGCATGGAAGTGCACTTTTTTGCTAAGATGTAGGGATCCCTGGGCATCCAGGAGCTGATGACGGGGTGGACATCCATATAAGCAAGCCAATAAAGCATGGATACAAGTGCGTAAATTTTGGCCATATCGATAATCATGAACATGAAGCCAGAATAGGCGATTCCGAAGAAGGGTAGTTTTGCTAGGAGTCTTTCGACATACCATAGCGCGGCGTAGATGAAGCAGAGTATAACCATCAGGTTTCTCCACACGAAAGCGGGGTGTTGTTGGACGCGATTTGAGAATTCCTCATCTTGGCGTAAAGCCCAATACCGAATTGGGTCCGTTATGGAACCGTATGCTGCACGAGCACACAAGCCTTGCCAAATGGAGAGAGTCATCTGAGGCCCTGCGACAAGCGCTGGTTCTCGATCTTCCAATGAGGCAGACTTGTTCTCGATTTCTTGAGCTTCCATCTGTGTGTTTTCCAACCAAGTTTCCCAGATGGCGTTTTCGATGCGCATGTGGCCGCTATCATAAACGGGTTCTAGGTATTGCATGTCTCTGGCTTGTGAGGTGAATCCTTTGATTAGCTTTCGACCGGCGTTAGCCGAGATAGCTCTGAGGTCGTCGATGAACTCTTTTGCGGCTTCGTCTGCTCCGACGAGACCCTTTTCGAGTTTGGCCCACTTCTTGTCGAAGTATGATTGGGGCTTTCGAGCGTGACCCATGTGGATTGCGAGAACTTGGGAGTAAGGAGTGGATGGATGTTGATGGAGCCAATTCAGACGGCGACGGAATTCAGTGGTGAACATGGGGTCTGCGGGAGCCTTGGCGGATACACGGAACTTTATCAGTCTGTGACCCACATCTTGAGTCTCGATATTCAAAAGGTTTACGATTTTGTCGTATTCCTCGCCTTCTGGCATTTGTATGATGCCCTGCTGGTTTCTCCGCGCGTCGGGAGTGGCAGCATAGAGATACCGGATTGAGGATTGAATTGAATCGAGGGTAATGGACTGGTGGCGTGAAGGCGCGAAGGCGCATAGTTGAGCGTGGCCATTGGACTTGAGGATATCGCGGGATAGGTATTCGTCATTCCACCAGAGCTGTGACCGGCCCTTGGTGTTTGCAGTACGACGAACGAGAGAGTTGGTGAGGTTGCGGTAGATGATGATCTCAGGACGTTCCTTCGTGACAGGATCATCCATAGTAGGGTTGATGTTGACGAATTTCATCAGTTCGGGGTGTAACTTTCGGTCTTTGATGTGTTCTTGAACCATCTCGCGGACTCTTTCGAGTTGGGCGAGGTCAGAACGTGTGGGAAGGCGGGCTCGGCACCCTAGAAACTCTAATTCCTGGAAGTCATCAACCATCAGAGCCTCGAACTGCATGTTGCGCTTTCGCGCTAGTGCGGTCATCAATTCGAGGTCTAAGGCGTGCCCTTTTCTTTTTAGGAAATCGAGATGAAATAGATCATCATCACCGGAATTGTCGACGTTAGCGTCTGGATTCTTTCCGTTGGTGGTGAACATCATTCTGGGGTTGAAGTTGATGCCGACTGCGTCGCAGTAATCCCAAACGATCAAACAGAATGTAAGCTTGAACACGACGGTATCAGTCCAGGAGGTGGAAAATTCTCCTGTGGCACCTCCACGAATCTTGAGAACCCAGTTTTCGTACCCGACCCGAGCCTTCTTTGCGTCAGGCGCTGATGCTCGGGCGTGTTGTAGGAAATCACTGAGGGGGATACCCTTCGGTAGGTTCAAGATAGCTATGTAGGAGTTCATAAGGGACTGATTTTTGACCTTTTGCCATGATTGGATGACGGGATCGGAGACGCCACGTTCAATACATCGGTCGAGCATGCGCATGTGAATGCCTTCAATTCTGGAGTCAAACTGAGACATGTCGCCCATGCCGATGTTGCCCACGTCACGGAAGCGACGGAAAATTTCTGAATAGGCTTGACCAGCGGGGGTTTTGGACGTGATGTGCCAGTGCGGACCAGGTAAACGATTTCGTTGCTCGAGACAAGTCACGGTGTCTTGAACGCAAGTCTTTTGTTGTTGAGCAGTCACAGTTCTTACAGGCTTTAGAACACCTTCTGCATTGGGAACTGTCAACTTAAGAGCTTCGACGGGTTGCGATTTGACAAATGCGTGAAATAGGTCAGGACGTCTAATTCCTTTTTTCATCTCCTCCCAGGCAGCGCGGGTGATGGCTTTGAGCTGGCCATCTGCTTGAGCGTGCACCCGGTTAGCCATCGAAAGTATGGCATCTGTGTTGTACTTTAGCATGCCGCGGGACTGCAGCCACCTTTCGTACATTTCTGGAGGAGACAATCGAGGGTTATCAAACATGTCGGGAGCGGATTCGTAGAAGGCATCGGCGATAGCATCTGCACGGTGACGATCCTCGGCTGTTAAACCGGCAGAAGCATCACCGAGAAGGTCGTTGGGCTCTAGACCAAGATGAGTGTAGCGGAGGATAGACCTTTCGGCCTGTGAAGGACGGATGGCGGCCAAAAGTGATCCATCGGTTGCGAGTGGAGTACCTTCAGCCATGAGTTTTGCGACACGTTCCGTTAGGAACGAATCGACGCGGGTACGGAAAGGAACGCCCTCTTTGGAAGCCTCATTGAGTAGGAGTTCAGATTCTTGTTCGGACATCACGGGGGCTGTTGGTAGTGGATTCGCACGGTATTTTGGGCCGCCGAAGACTTTCGGACCGCGATGGACGTAACGCATCGATTGGCGTCCTTCGCGAATGTCTTTGGCTTGCAATTCAGCGAGTTTGTCCCAATTGACATCGTCAAGTTTGTAATTTTCTCG